ATGACAAATGAACAACAAGCGTTAGCGGAAATGCCCATCTGGCTGGTCATCGTATTGGCAGTGATTGGCGGTGTATCCGGCGAAATGTGGCGCGCTGACAAGGAGGGTGCCCGTGGGTGGTCACTGGTCCGCCGGTTGGCCCTGCGCTCTGGAGCCTGCATGGTCTGCGGGGTCTCGGCCCTGATGCTGTGCTATGCGGCCGGCATGTCAATCTGGACCGCCGGTGCCATTGGTTGCTTGACCGCCATGGCCGGTGCCGACGTTGCCATCGGCCTTTATGAGCGGTGGGCAGCCAAGCGCATCGGGATCAATGAAGGGTCCCGCCAGGATCCGCAGTAACCGCTGCAAGGACGCAACTTAAATGACGCTTATCGAAAAACCCTCTCAACTGCCCCAAGCCATCGGTGAGGCGCTGCACGTTGCCTTCCCTGACCTGAGGGTTGGCAGTCATCAGGACTTCCAGGGCACAGGTGGCGAAACCGGTGTGATGATTACGGTCGAGGGCAACGGCCCGGGCATCCGCTCCCGCGAAGGACGCAAGGCTCACGCCTTGGTGATTTCGCTCAAGGCCATGGTCGCGCCAGGTGCATTGCCATTTGATGCCTGCGACCTGGCCAGCCGGCTCATGGATCTGGTGCTGGATAACCGGTGGAACCTGCCCCAATTACAGTGTGATCTGCCGACGAACATCGTCGCCGCTCCCACGCCCCGGGCTACCGCAGGGACGGACTACGACACCTGGACTGTGTCTTTCACCCAAACACTCTATATCGGGCCTGTGTTGCTCAACGATCCCACAGGCCAACCGCTGTTTGCCTGCACCTGGGACGTCTCGAACATCGACGACCCCGCTCAATACAAACCCTTGTCGGAGTAGCCCATGTTCGACGCGCTGTTACGCATGCAACTGGGGCCGATTGTCGAGCGCCTGGCGGAAATGGAAGCCCAGCTCGAAGACCTTTATCGTCGCGCCGAAAGTTTCTGTCGCATCGGCGTGTGCCAGGAGGTCGACGCTGCCAGTAATACCTGCAAGGTCAGCCACGGTGAGTTGCTCACCCCGGCCATACGCTTTTTCAACCCCAGCGCCGGTGCGCAGACTGAAACCCGCATCCCCTCCGTGGGCGAACAATGCCTGCTGTTCAACTATGGCGGCGGGGAAGGTGGGGGGCAGTCCGTGGCCTTGTTCGGTTTGAACAGTGATCGCTTCCCGTCGGTTTCCAGCATTGCGAGTTTGACCCGGCGTCGGCATCAAGACGGCACCCAAAGCGATTACGACGACGCCAGCCACACCTTCAACTGGGTCAACGGTCCCACTGCGTTCAGCGGTTCCCGCGAGCAAGTCGACGTCAAGGTCGGTGTCGCCAGCCTGACCCTCAACGCCCAAGGCATCATCCTGCAAATCGGCGGCACTCGCCTGGTGCTGGATGCCGGCGGCGCGCACTTCAGCGGCCCGGTGGTGGACCACCAAGGTCGAGTCATCAGCCCGTGATAAGGACATCCCATGATCGGCATCGATCGAAACACCGGGGCAGCCGTCGATGACTGGCTGCAATTTGTGCAGCGCGCCACCCGAGCGCTGACCACTCCCGTAGGCACTCGCCAGAAGCGCCCGCTGTACGGTTCGATGATCCCGCAACTGCTGGGTCAGAACCTCGGCGATGACTTGCTGATCCTCGCCCAGAGCCATGCTGCCCAGGCGTTCTACAACACCCAGAACGGCATTGGCGACTTTCAACCCCAGGTCATCGTCGCCACACGCCAGGGTGCCGGCCTGCTGCTGCGTTTCGCTGGTACCTGGAAAAACCGCCAACAAACCTTCGAGGTCGTGACATGAGCATGCTGATCCCTGGCCAGAACCAACTGGCGGAGCCGGCCATTATTGCGGTGGATGAATTCGAACCGCTGCTGGCCGAATTCAAGGCGTTTGTCGTCGACTACGTCGCCACCCGAGCGCCGCAAAGCGCGGCGAAACTCAAGGTCAGCCTCGACAACGAAAGCGAACTGTTGACCCTGGCCCTGGAAGCTTTTTGTGTGCGCCTGCAGACCCACGAACGCAAATATAACGCCCGCATCAAGCAGATGCTGGCGTGGTGGGCCACCGGCAGTAACCTGGATGCGCGCCTGGCCGACATGGGCCTGGAACGACAAGTACTCGACCCCGGCGACCCGGCCGCTTTCCCACCGGTGCCGCCGACCTTGGAGAGCGACGACGACGCCCGACTGCGCTACTACCTGGCACCCCATGCGCCGGCGGCAGGCTCACGCATGCAGTATCGCCGCGAGGTCTTCACCCTGGGTGAACGCCCTGCGGTGAAAGTGCAAAGTGCAACGCCGGGCGTCGTGACCGTCAGCTACACCTTCGACCCGGACGGCTATGCCGCCCAGGTCAAGGATGGCAACGGTCGACGGACTGCGCCGGGTGAAGTGATGGTCACTGTGCTTTCACGAGAAGGCGACGGCACGCCATCCGCCGATTTGCTTGACGGTGTGCGGCGCCATTTCGCACGGCCTGATGTGAGACCGGAGACCGATCTGGTCACCGTCCAGGGCGCACAGATTCAGCCCTACAAGATTCGTGTGGTGGCCAGGATCAACGCCGGACCTGACTCCGGGCTCACTCAAGTCGCCGCCCAGAAACTGCTGCAAACCTATGCAGACTCCTGCCATCGCCTGGAGGGGCGGGTGGACCCCAGCTGGATCGACTACGCCATCCACAGCGCAGGGGCGGCGCAACTGCAAATCCTCGAACCGTTGCAGCCGATTATCTGCACCGCGTTCCAGGCTCCGTATTGCACGGGCGTCGAGGTTGAGGTGCGTACGCTATGAGTGAGGAACCCAAAGCGAGCCTGTTGCCGGCCAACAGCTCACCGCTGGAAAAAGCCTTGGACCTGGGGTTCGGGACGTTGCTCGACCGGGTCATGCCGCCGTTTCCGGCGTTGATGACCCCGCTGCAAACCCCTACCGAATTCCTGCCCTACCTGGCTGCCGACCGTGGCGTCAGCGAATGGGATGCCGACGCCAGCGAAACCGAAAAGCGCCTCACGGTGGCCCTGTCCTGGCAGATCCAGCGCCAGGCGGGTACGCCCAAGGCCTTGAGCTACGCGGTGGAGTCATTGGGGTTCACCCCCAACATCAGCGCCTGGTATCAACAGCGTCCGCTGGGTGCGCCTTACACCTTCGATGTCCAGGCGATCATCGGGCGCAGTTGGTCCAGTGGCGACCATAACCGGCTGATCCGTCGCATCAATGCGGCGCAGAGCGAGCGTGACCAGGCGACGATCACGGTGGTTCATGAGACCGAAGGCCAGCTCGCGTTCACACAGGTACTCCATGCCCCATTAAGCGACGGCGAGCTTTATTTGGATGGGGCATTGCCGGAATTGGCGCTGGTTGCTCGACTTAACAGTGCCGGGGTTGCCCAGCACTACACCATTAACGACTACGACCTCAGGGCGCAGCCATGACAGATGACATTACGCGCCTGGTGCGCTTCACCTCCAAAGGTTTGGATGAAGTGCTGCAGGCAAAGAACCAGGGCCTGAAAGGCGAAATCACCCACATCGGCGCCGGTACCGGCCGTTACAACCCGGACGGCACGGAAGTGGCCTTGCGTGACGAACGTCAGCGGGTCGCCATTGTGGACTACGAAGACCTCGGCGATCACCAACTCAGGATGGCTGCGCTGTTCGATGGCGAGGCTGAATATGAAATTGGCGAGTTCGGTTTTTACCTCGCCAGTGGGACGTTGCTGGCGGTGTATTCCGTTGCGGGTAAGTTGCTGACGTATAAAGCGGCGGCGGCGCGGGTGCTGCAGAAGTTTACGTTGGATGTATCGCCGTTGCCGGCGGATAGCGTGACGATCGTGGTGGGTGCTGAGAGTTTGAATATTCTCATGGCCGAAGAGTTGGCATCTGTGGCAACTGCCAATATCGATAATATGGCTCGTCATGTCAGTGTGTTATTTCGTGTTATGAAACTTGAACAGAAGTAAATATAGAGTCCAAGGAGAATTATTTTGAGTACGGAAACGCAGATTGCAAATTTGGTTCAGGCTTCAAATAACCTGACCAGCGCTGTAAATGGAAAAATCGGTGCCATCGATGCACGAATGGATCAGGCGCGAGCAGAGTTCGATCAGTTTCGTGCTCTGAAAGATGTTGTAGGTGAAGCTGGAGCACCTGGAACATTGCTGATGAGCGTCTTTCAAGGGTTGATCTGGGGGACTGGTGCACCTTACGACGTCGGCGCGACTGGCGGAATGGTGGCTACGGATCTGGGATCATCTATGAATGTATATGCTCATTTCAAACTCCCATTTTCTATCAATAAAGATGATCAGATGTTTTGGCTGAACATTCGCGGATATAGTTACGGAAGTTCCTTGGTGTTGGACGAAACATTTGCGGGCTATGTGTATTCCCCGCAACGTGCTGTCATTAACCAGTCGTGCTTTGGTAAATTTGATCCAGCTATATATGCTGATAGCGCTGGTAACGCTGTTTGCCGAATCAAGATACCCAATGTCTATGTGACCTCTCTACGAATTGATACGATGCAAATTGGTCGTTACCGGCCGATTAAACTCGGAGAAATTAGTTCTCAACTCTCTCTCTCGCCAACGGTAGTTTTCTAAATGACAGAAATTTTTATCGATGTTGTTCCATCGCTCATTCCAAGCAAAGAAGGTTTGGAATTCTTGGAGTGGTCTTCCATTCGCGTTCGTCGAGATCGATTATTGCGTGAAACCGATCATACCCAAGTCCAGGATAGCCCCTTGAGTGATGCCCAGCGTGCTCAGGCTGCTGCATACCGCAAATTGTTGAGGGATGTCCCGCAAGATGTAGGAGACCCGTTCACGGTTGTGTGGCCAGAAAAGCCAGATTTCCTCAAATAATCATTGCACCGCGAAAGCGGTTTTTTTTCGCCAACCCAAAGCCCCTCCCCGCAGGGGCTTTGGCGTTTCTGACCCCGGAGAATTCAACCTATGCAAAACCGCCAAACCTACACCGTCCTTATCCCATTCCCCACCGGAGGTGGCCATTGGTCCACCGCCGGCGAGGAGCTGGAACTGCTGGACGTCGAAGCATCCGCCCTGCGCACCGCCGGCCGACTGGAACTGACCAGCGTCCTCAACTCCACCCCCAAGAAGGCTGACTAATCATGGCTGAGGTTTTGAACTTCGAGCATAACGGCATCACCGTGAATGCCACCGAATCCCCCGAGGCCATGGGTGGCCTGGGCGACAACGTCATCGGTCTGGTCGGCACCGCGCCGAACGCCCATGCGTCGATCCCGAAAAATGCCCCGTTCCGCATCAACAGCTTTACCACTCAGGCGCTGCTGGACCCTACCGGTACTGAGTCGGGCACGTTGTTTCACGCGGTGTACCAGATCCTCAAAGTGGTGAAGGTGCCGGTCTATGTGGTGATCGTGGAAGAGGGCGCAACCCCGGCCGACACCGTCAACAATGTGATCGGCGGCAATGACCCCGTCACCGGTCGTAAGCTGGGCCTGGCGGCCCTGAGCAGCGTGCCGGAAGACCTGACTATCATCGGTGCGCCTGGCTTTACCGGCACCAAGGCCGTGGCCGGTGAGTTCGCTGCCTTCGGCAAACGCATCAAGGCCCGCGTAGTACTGGATGGCAAGGACGCGTCCGTCGCCGATCAAGTGACCTACAGCGGCGAACTAGGCGGTGCCGACCTCGGTTTCGACCGTTGCCTGCTGGTACACAACATGCCGTCGGTGTACTCCAAGGCCGCGAAGAAGAACGTGTTCCTGTCGCCATCCTCTCTGGCCATCGCCGCATTGGCCAAGGTCAAGCAATGGGAAAGCCCAGGTAACCAGGTGACATTCGCCGAGGACGTTTCCCGCGTGGTCGAGTACAACATCCTCGACACTTCCACTGAAGGCGACCTGCTCAACCGTTACGGCGTGAGTTACTACGCTCGCACCATCCTCGGTGGTTTCTCGCTGCTGGGTAACCGTTCCATCACCGGCAAGTTCATCAGCTACGTCGGCCTGGAAGATGCCATCAGCCGCAAGTTGGTCGAGGCCGGCCAGAAAGCCATGGCCAAGAACCTCACCAAGTCCTTCATGGACCAGGAGGTCAAGCGCATCAACGACTGGCTGCAAACCTTGGTCGCCGACGAAACCATCCCTGGCGGCAGCGTGTACCTGCACCCGGAACTCAACAGTGTCGAGAAGTACAAGAACGGTACCTGGTTCATCGTCATCGACTACGGCCGCTATGCGCCGAACGAACACATGATTTATCAACTCAACGCCCGCGATGAAATCATCGAGCAGTTCCTGGAGGACGTTCTCTAATGTTTACCAACCGTGTAAGACAGGCCATTGCGGCCACCCTTCAAGGCCTGCCGTTGTCCGCGACCGTGGAAGAGTTCACCCCACCGAAGATCGAGTTCGAAATGGAGCCCATGTCCGGCGGGCGTTTCATCGCCGAAGAAATGGCCAAGAGCGGCAAGGTGCTCAACGCTACGCTGGTGCTGCAAGGCGCCGGCCCGGAAATCATGTTGGCCCTGGGCGTGCGCCTGGGTGACGACATCCTGCTGAACGTGCGTGAAGCCGGCCAGGACCAGGACGGCAAGACCTACTTCACCTACCACACTGTCGGCGGCAAGCTCAAATCCCTGGCTGAGGCGAAGTTGAAAATGGGCGACAAGGCACTGACCACCCTGGAACTGTCCTGCCGCACCTACAACCGCCTGGAAAACGGCATTCCGGTGATCGACATCGACGTGCGCACCCAGAAGTTCGTGCTCAATGGCGTAGACATTCTCGGCGACGCCCGCCGCGCCGTGCTGATGCCTTAAGAGAAACCGTGAGCTGAAGTGGGCGCGGTCAAATGTGGGAGCCGGGCTTGCCCGCGTTGCGGGCGACTCTGTGTACCTGGTGTACCGAGGCGATGCCATCGCAGGCAAGCCGGCTCCCACGTTGATCGCGTTCATCTTCAACGCGTTTTTCAACCCCGTTTGACCAAGGAATTGCCTCATGGCCTGGATGCCACCGCTGCACCTGCTGCTCTCGCCGATCACTGCCGACACCGGCGCGACGATCGAGCGGATTCAACTCAAGCCACTGTTCTACGCGGCGCAAAAAGACGCGCTGGCCCGGGCCGGTGATGATGAGGACGACCAGTTCTTCGAACTGGCGAAACTCGCCACCGGCCTGTCGGAAAAAGAACTGGATCAACTCAAGCGTCCGGACTACGTAAGCATTGCGCAGTACGTACACGAAATGTCGACGCTCCCTGCGTCGTTCTTCTTGAAAGCGCCCGAAAAAGCCAGCCACGACCAACCCGTCCAACTGCTGTTACCGCTCGATGCCGCAGGTCGCTCCCTGGCCGAGCTGCCCCTGGAAATGCCGGCGCTGCGTGCCACCAAAGTGATGAAAAAACTCGCCACCAACAAAGAGCGCGCCGAGTTCATCACGGCTCACTGCACCGGCCTGATGATCCCGGATCTTGCCAACCTGACCGTGCCCGACTGGACGGAACTGCAGGAGCGCATCGACGATTTTTTAAATCAACCGGCGGACTTCTTTCGGAGCGCGACATCGAAGTGATCCTCGATGTGGTGCCGCTGATCTACTCGGTCAATGAGGCGGAGATCCTCGACTGGGACGCCGGCAAAGCATTGCGCCGCTACGACATCGCGATCACCCGCCTTGGCGTTAAACAGGAGTAAGCGGGATGCAAGAGACTCAATTTGGGATGAGGCTCGCCCAGGAAGACAAACGCTGGCTGCTTGATGACGCGGACCTTGGCAGCGTGCTGGCACCGTTTTCCGCAAGCCTAGCAGCGCCTGTAAGCCTGGATACGGCACCACAGCCACAACAGGATCCGCAGTCGGTGCTCACCTCGGCATTGGTAACCGTCAGCGTGGATATCAACGCGCTGACGTTGGAGCAAGTGCAACTGCGCGAGGCGTTGGAAACGCTCACCAGCACGTTGTTCATTACCGGTAATACGCTGGCAACCAAGACGGTTGAGGTCAGTGGCGAGCCCGCCAAAAGTCAGCCGAAAGAACCTGCTCCAGCTTCGGCCACCTGGGTGGACAAAGGCCTGCAAGGCGCAACGGATGCCGGTAAGTTTGTCGGCAAGGAACTGCTCACCAGCCTGTGGGATAAAGCCAAGGAACGGGTTTCGGACAAGGCGCTTGATGCCGTGGCTGACAAGTTTCCAACTGCTGCCAAGTGGCTCAAGAAGGACGATAAGGACAAGGGTGGCAAGGCGGACAAGGAGTGCTGCTGTACGGGAGCTCTGCCTGCCGGCATCCGTGGCCCGCTGGATCCGGCGACCGCCGAGTTGCCTGAACGTGTCGGTGAAACCGCCCGGGAGAAAGACCACGGCAAAGGCAAGCCAAGCCCAAAAACCAGTTCGAAGGCGCCGCGCGGCAAGCGTTACAAGACCCGCCAGGCAACATCACGGTCGATTAAAACCAGCGTCGTCAGAAAGCAGGCCGATCTCAAGTCGCAACGTACTGGCGTATCAGCGTCGGTCTCGCGCCCGCTCAATGTCATGGGCCAGCCGTTGCTTGCGTTCGACAGCAAACTGGCGAGCAAAGGCTCGACCAGCCTGCCCGGCAACACGTTTGCCACCTACGCAGCAGCTTCGACGGCCCGCCCCACGGCCCGTCGCACAACCAAGGGCCGGGTGACGGGGCTGTTGGACGTATTAGCCAAACCGGAATCGGCCACAGCCCGTCGCCTCGGCCCATTGAAGTTTATGGACACTGCCGTCGATGTGGTCCAGGGCATACGCAATGGTGACGCTAAAACCATAGGCGCCGGCCTCGGTACCGCCGGTGGCGCATTGGCGGGAGCGTCTGCCGGCTCTGCCATCGGCACCCTGACTCGTCTCGAGTCGGCCGCCGCCCGTCGCCTCGGCCCGCTGAAGTATGTCGACACCGCCATCGATGTCGTCCAGGGCGTACGCAACGGTGACGCTAAAGCCGTCGGCGCCGGCCTCAGCACTGCCGGTGGCGCTTGGGCGGGGGCGTCTGCCGGTGCGGCGATCGGCACGATGATTTTCCCCGGTGTCGGCACGGCGGTCGGCGGTGCAATTGGTGGCTTGCTTGGCAGCGAGGCGGGCAGTTGGCTGGGTGACAAGCTGTTTGGGCCAAGTGATCGCCTGCCTGCGCCCGCAGACGTCAGCAAAAACCTGAACAGCGCTCAAGCTGATAACCGTCAAATCAACTTTGCCCCGCAAATCACCATCAACGCGCCGGAGCCGGCCAGCCATCAACAGCTGGCAGAGTTGGTGGTGCAACAGATCGAAGCGCAGTTTTCGCCGCTGTCGATGAACGACTTGCTGGGGTCGCGACGTGATGCGGCATTGACCGATATTGGAGGGGTGTGATGCGACAACAGATGGCATTGGGCACGTTTATTTTCGGGCTGTCCCGTGGGTTCGCCTACGACACCCTGGACCGTGCCAGCACGGGCGGTTGGGTAGGGCTGCCTATCGTTGCCGGTAAACCCAAGTCCAGCCAGGTCGGCCAGGGGCTTGAAACGCTGACCTTCGGCGGTAAGGCCGCACGTGCAACGGGCATGACTCGGCTGGATGAGCTACGCGCGCTGCAAGCCCTTCGTGCGCCGTTGCCTCTGGTTGATGGCGTGGGTCTCAGTTGGGGGCTGTGGACCATCAAGTCGGTGAGCGAAAAACAATCCAATGTGATCGACGATGGCACTGCGATGGTCATCCATTGGTCGCTGGTACTGGAGGAGTTCGTTAATGCGTAGGGTTCGAAGTATTGCCGGCGATTCGGTGAACCTGTTGCTGTATCGCGAGCTCGGTCGCTGTGATGATGCCGCCGAGGAAATGCTGTGGCTGTTGAATCCGACGTTGGCCGAGCAGGGTGCAGTATTGCCGGCAGGTATCAGTGTGATCGTGCCTGAACTGGACAGGCAGCCTATCGCGACGAAGCCAATCTCGGCCTGGGATTAAGGAGCGACCATGACACTTGGATATACGCCGGTGGTGGAGATCTACGGGGCCAATGCCGCGCTGCTCAATGAGCGACTATTGGAGTGGGAGCATACCGACGCGGCCGGTTTCGTTTCGGATCATCTCAAGTTGACCCTCGATATAGAGGGGCTTGAGGGGTTGCCCGACCTGGGAGGGAAAATCGGCTTGCGCGTGGGCTACCTGGAGTCCGGCCTGGTGGACAAGGGGCAGTTCAAGATAACCAAGCGCACGCCGTCACTGTTTCCGATGCGCCTGGTGCTGGAGGCCACGGCGGCGCCGTTTGACCAGGACAGGTTTAAACAACGACGCACCGCCAGTCATGGGCCGATTACCTTGGGTACATTGTTCCGCCAATTGACGGTGCGCTACGGTTATTCACCACGGGTGGCGCCAGACCTCGAGGGCAAGCAGATCACGCACATTGACCAGACCAATGAAAGCGACATGGCCTTCCTGACGAGGTTGGCCAAACGTTTCGACGCAGTCGCCAAACCGGTCGATGAACTCTATGTGCTGGGCCGAAAAGGTCAGCTCACCTCGCTATCGGGCAAGGCTCTGCCGGACGTGCGACTGTCGCTCACACGCGACAATCGTCCGGGCGAGCGCGCGTTTATCAGTGCCAGGTTTACTGAGGGCAGCCGCGCCAAATATGCCGGTGCACAAGCCTCATGGTGGGATGCATCGGCCGGTAAAAAACGCATCGTGCGGGTCGGTATCGAGCCTTTTAAACAGGTCATGCAGCGTTACCAGAATGAAGCAGAAGCCCGCGCTGCCGCGGAGGGGGAGATGCGCCGTGTGGGGCGTGAAGGGATGCAGGTCGATGTGATTTGCCCCGGAAACCCGCTGTTCGCTGCTGAAGGTCTGTTGCTGTTGGATGAGTCATGGCCAGGCTTTATGCAGGGGCGTTGGTCGATCAATACCGTGACCGCCAGTGGCAAGCGCAAAGACAGCTATCGATGCACGATCAATGCGAGTGGGTTGTCCGCCGCGGAGTAGACCGAGCCGTTGAAGCCCTTCACCCGCGTGTTTTTGCGCGGGTTTTGCCGCCCATGGAAGGGGGATGCCAGCAAAAGGAATTTGCAGATGTTGAAAGAATTCAGATGCGGTAACTGCAAAAGACTTCTCGCCCGCACGGGTGGGTTTACAGAGCTCCAGATCAAATGTTCCCGATGTGGGACGCTGAATCATGTGAAGGCCGCAAGCCTCGAGCAATCGTCCATGAGCGCCATACGCCCAATATAGAGGCCTGAACTTAAATCAGCTCAGTAACGGAGTTTAAAATGGAAAACGCAAACTCAGCGTCTCAAACCTTGCAAGATCTTTGGACCCAAGTACAACCGGTGGATAACACCGGCATGCTTAGGCGCGTGGTTTTTGCGCAAGGTAAGTTTTATGCGGTTGGTGGCAACGGTCTTCCCACAACCACTCAGGTCGTCATCGGAGGCGCAACTGGTACAGCTTGGACCAAGCTGAAGGGCGCCATCACCTCTGATAGCGGAAAGGTCCTCAACGAGCTGTACTGGAACGGTCTTGGGGTATCGCTTCAAGCCCTTTCTCAATCCGGCAATCTGATCAACGGCAACGCAGACCGCCCTGAAAGGGTTTGGACAGACCTTACGGCAACTGTTCGCGCGTCCGCAGACTTGCAAGGCATTGTGTATTATCAGCCAATTTTCGGCGAAAACACGACCTGGATACTGGTTGGGTCTAACGGTAAAGTCTTTTCCCGTTATGGCGATTGGTCAGGCCAGGTGGAGCGCACTACGACCTTCACTTCTAGCGAGACTGTGTACTGCGTCAACGTCATTGGCAGTTTTGTGTTGGTTGCGGGATCGAATGGGAAGCTGCTTAGCGGTGTGAAGATGGCGACGGATAATCCGCAAACATTCACGACCAGAACCAGCACCTTCGGCACTAGTACCATCCTTTCCATGAAGCTTTGCAATGGGAAAATGTTTATCGTTGGTGCGGATGGCAAGATGGCATATTCATCCGATGGGCTTAGCTGGACTGCTGTTGAAGATGCCAGTTTCGGTGGAACCATCATCCGCGACATTGCTTACGGTAATGGCAAGTATGTAGCTGTCGGCGACGGCGGCAAGACAGCCGTTTCCGAGGATGGGATCGGCTGGGTTCAGCAACCCAACACTTTCGCAGGAACCGATATCCGGAGCGTCGCCTACGGCAACGGCAAGTTTATAGCTGTTGGTGCAGGCGGCAAGATTGCTTACTGGACTCCATGATCATCCATCTCCTTGCGTAATAGAGCCCAGCCGTCGCGCTGGGCTTTTTCATTTCTGATCCAGGCTCGCCACAGCCTGGCTGGCCCTTCGGGGGATGCCTGGACGCGGATAAGCCGGTAGTGCTGCGATGCAAGAAAACACCGGCAGCCCGCGCACCCCTGACCTCAAACTTGCTTTCGGGGTGGCGCGAGACTGGATCAGCGAGATCGATGCATAGGGGCGTCGACGTTGAGAAGGCCTTTGGCGGACAGCTCGGAAAGACGAGCGCACCTATTCAGGGCCTCTGCGATTGCACGGGCTTTTTTAAACCCGCCAGAAACAAAAAAAGCCCTGACATGATCGGGGCTTTTTTGTTGGCTCGGAGAAAAGAGAGGGCGAATCCAGAAGGTGCGCGAACACCTAAAAGAGACGCCAGATCGCAGATAGAGCCTGCAAGCCAGTCAAGGACCTCACTGCTCGCGCGAGCGGGACGGAACCTAGCAGAAAAACAAAGGACTTGCAGATGTTAAAAGAATGCAGATGCGGTAACTGCAAAAGACTTCTCGCCCGCACGGGTGGGTTTACAGAGCTCCAGATCAAATGTTCCCGATGTGGGACGCTGAATCATGTGAAGGCCACGAGCCTGGAGCAATCGCCTTTGAGCGACATGAAAGCGGATGACTCCGCAACAAATCATTCGACTCAATAGGTGAACAAGATGGCTGGACGTACACGTACTCCGTTTCAACGTAGCGGTACTTCGATTCTCCCTGCTTATCAAACCATGTCCCCGGGGCAGTTCCTTCTTTCGCCCAACGGCCGATTCAAACTGTTGCTTCAAACCGACGGCAACCTGGCATTGCAGGACAATGGCGCAGTGGTTTGGATCGCCAATGAAACCACCCCTTACTCTTCCACTGTTCCGTTGCGATACAACGTGCCGGTGCAACTCTACGTCCAATATGGCGCATTTCTCGACGATCCGATTCGGGCTCGTACCTGGCTGACAAACAATTCATCGTACACCAGCGAAGATCAGTGGAACCGAACTCATATGTCGTTGCAGGACGACGGTAACATCGTGCTGATTGATTCTCAGGCGATCTGGAGTGGCACCCCTTCCATTCCGCTTGATCCGACTTCCGGTGCAATTCTGTTCGGAGGCCCATCCGAACTGCAGATGGGGACTCCTTACTTCGCCGGTGATGGTGCGCTGATCTTTCAAGGTGATGGCAACGTCGTGAACTACGGGCCGAACTGGAGTGTGCGCTGGGCTAGCTACACCCAAAACAAGGGTGCAGTTAAAGCCGTCTTTCAGGCGGATGGTAATTTCGTGGTGTACGCGGCGAACGACGTCCCGCTTTGGAATTCGGGCACGGGTGGGCATCCTGGGGCCACTCTGCGCCTACAGCCAAATGGCAACTTGGCTGTTATTCAGGAAAGCCCGGTCTGGGCTCGTTTTGGCTACACGCCGACGGTACGTCGACGTAAGGTCTACTACCCCGATACCACCAGTCCCGAACATAACGGTACCGCGCCATACCCTACCTATGGCCATATCGGTTGGGAGTTCTAATCGCTTCCCTCGCGAGCTAGCGGCGTAATGCCCGGGTTCGGCCCGCTTATATAAAGCGGGAGTAGCAAAAGGGTCGTGCTTGCCTGGCGACCCTGTTAATGCGAGGAGTCTCGCATTCATTTCACGGCTTGGTGTTGATTGAGCCCGTTTCTCTTTCGGCCACGCTGCGCCCTTCGCTCTGAGTCGGGAATGTTGCTGGAGCCGACTAATTTCAAACATGTCCACAGAGTAGATCGCATGGAGTTATTACAGCGCCTGCTCGATCCACAGATTTTATTGCCCGGTAAACCCTGTTTGAGGAGTGCAAGTCAGTGTCGATAACACTTTCCCAGCTTATTCAAGTGTTGCCCGCAGCCCGCCCCAGAGCGGGCCTTTTTTTGTCAGGGCTGAACACTGCCATCGCCAGGTTTGAGATCGCCAGCCCCAAACGCCTAGCTGCGTTTCTCGCGCAGATAGGCCACGAGTCCGCCCAACTGCGCTACGTTCGCGAACTGGGCGGCGACCAATACCTGAGTAAATACGACACCGGCTCCCTGGCCGCCCGCCTGGGCAACACGCCCGAAGCGGATGGTGATGGCCAGAAGTATCGCGGGCGGGGCCTGATCCAGATCACCGGCCGGCGCAATTACCAGGCGTGCAGCCAGGCACTTTTTGGCGATGATCGCCTGCTGCAACAACCTGAACTGCTGGAGCAGCCCCAATGGGCATGTGAGTCTGCAGCCTGGTTCTGGCAAAACAATGGCCTGAACGAGTTGGCTGACAAGAACCAGTTCACCACCATCACCCAGCGCATTAACGGCGGGCTCAATGGCATGGAGGACCGTTTGCAGTTGTGGGCGCGGGCGAAGGCGGTGTTATGCGTTACTTGACCGTCTTGCGCCTGATCGGTGTTTTCCTGCTGATGGCGGTCGTTTGGCAGGTGCAGGCTTGGCGCTACGGTGAGCAGCTCGAGCATCAGGAGGAACTGCATGCCAATGCACTCAATCAGCAAAGCCAGGCCCTTGCGCATCAGCTGGTGGTGGCGCAGGAACAACGGCTGGCCCTCGAACAACAACTCAACACCAGCGACCAACAACACACCCGGGAGTTAAGCGATGCCCAACGCAACCAAACTGCTCTGCGCGACCGCTTGGCCACTGCTGATGTGCGGTTGTCAGTCCTTCTCGACGCCACCGATCCCGCCAACGGCTGTGCAATGCCGACCACCGCCGCCTCCGGCGGCGTGGTTCATGCAGCCCCGCGAGCCCGACTTGACCCAGCGCATGCTCAACGAATTATCAGCATCACCAACGACGGAGATAACGCCCTGATTGCCTTGCGCGCCTGCCAGGCATATGTGCATGCCGTCGCACGGTAGTTTCTTGATGCACGCTGTAACTTGCATGGCCGATGGGCTCCTGTAGGGTAGGTGAACCCCCCGCCCATTCCTGGAGACGACC